TAGGTGAAAATCGAGATTGGAGGGATACCTTACCTGAAGAACTTAGAAACGACCCTACTCTACAAAACTACAAAGATGTAGAATCACTTGCAAAAACTGTAGTGCATCAACAAAAAATGATAGGTAATAGAATACCTATACCTAAAACAGAGGAGGAAAAAGCAGAGCTTTATAATAAACTAGGTAGACCAGAAGAGCCTAGTAAATACGAAGTATCAGTTCCAGAAGATTATCAACAATATTTTAGAGAAGAATCAATGAATGAGTTTAGAAATGTTGCACATAAAATTGGTCTAAACAATGAACAAGTTAAAGCTCTAATGGATTTTCAAGTAAATGAAATTAATCAACAATCACAAGGTTATGAATCATCTATGGCTATGCAAAGAGAAGAAGCAGAGCAAAATCTTAAACAAGAATGGGGATATGATTATGACAAAAATGTTCAAGCTGCTCTTAGAGCTGTAAGCGTTTATGGTGATGAGCAAGTCCAAGAACTTCTTAATACAGAGCTAGGAAATAATCCTGCTTTAATTAAAATGTTTGCAAGATTAGGTAAGGAAGTTACCGAAGACATGGCACAAAACACACAAAATAATACATTGTCTGTTTCACCACTTGATGCAAAACAAGAGATAGCAAATATTATGAACAACCCTAAACATCCTTACTTTGACAGTAGGCACAGGGAACATAAAGAAGCTATTGAGAAAATGCGTCAATTACATGAAAAAGCATTTGGCACAGATTAACTTTTTGTGATATAATTTTCGTACCAGTTCGCCCAGTAGGATAACGATATGGTAGCCGTGTGTGGCTATAAACCATAGGTTTCCCTTTTTGGATAAAAACCGAGAGACTAAAAATTATTTTATGGAGGACTGAATTATGTCAGTACAAATAACTACAGCTTTTATTGAACAGTATAAAAGCAACGTATTTCATTTGGCACAACAAAAAGGTTCAAGATTAAGAGATGCCGTAAGAAGCGAACAAGTTGTTGGTAAAGCTCATTACTTTGAAAGAATTGGCTCTACAGCAGCATTAAAAAGAACTTCAAGACATAGTGATACACCAAGAGTTGACACTCCTCATTCAAGAAGAAGGGTAACTATGGAAGACTATGACTGGGCAGATTTAATCGACAACGAAGATAAAGTAAGAATGCTTATAAGTCCTGATTCAGAGTATGCACAAGCAGGTGCTTGGGCTATGGGAAGAGCAATGGATGACGCAATCATTGACGCAGCAAGTGGTAACGCATTTGGTGGTGTCGCTGGTGGCACAACTGTAGCTTTACCATCTGGGCAAAAAATTGCTCATGGTTCTGCAGGTTTATCAGTTACAAAACTTATCGAAGCCAAAGAAATTTTAGACGCTAACAGCGTAGACCCAGAAGAACCTAGGTATTGCGTTGTAACATCAAAACAACTATCAGATTTGTTAGCAATAACACAGATTACATCTGCAGACTTTAACTCTGTTAAAGCACTTGTGCAAGGTGATATCGATACTTTCTTAGGTTTTAATTTTATTAGAACAGAAAGACTAGATACTAACTCATCAAGCAACAGATTAGTTTTAGCATTTGCTCAATCTGGTATAGGACTTGCTGTCGGTCAAGATATTCAAACTAGAATATCTGAAAGAGCAGACAAAAATTACGCAACCCAGGTGTTCTTATCAATGACAATCGGTGCAACTCGTATCGAAGACGAAAAAGTTGTTGAGATAGAATGTACTGAGAGTTAATAGGAGGAATCAAAAATGGCAACAGCTAAATCAGTAGAAATTACAGCATTAGACGCTTCGCCTAGAGAAGTCCTAGAAACTGGAAGTTTACAGGGCAGAATGCGTGTGGCAAGTGGAACAATTGCAGCTGGAACAGGCGATATTGATAATGATGATGTACTAATGATGGTGCAAATCCCATCTAACGCAAAAGTATTATCAATCAAACTATTCAATGACGATTTAGATTCTAACGGCTCACCATCATTGGCAGCCAACGTAGGTCTTTATTACGAGGATGGTACTGTTCTTGATGAAGATTGTTATGCAACAGCTATAACAACTTTACAAGCAGCAGAAACAAGTGGAGCTGAAGTTGCTTTCGAGGCAAGAAATGTTAATGCAGTTTCTAACTTTGCATGGGAAGATGGTGGTTTATCATCAGACCCAGGTGGAGCTTTAAGAATCGCTTTAACTATGTCTAACGCAGCAGCAACAGCAGCAGCTGGAGACGTAACACTTATCGTTACATATGTTGTAGACTAAGACAACAAACAGGGGGGTAGTTTCGGCTACCCTCTTACGGGATAAATTATGGCAACAGAAGTTTCAATATGTTCAAACGCACTTAGAAGGTTAGGGGATGACCCTATAACCTCACTTACAGATGACACAGAAAGAGCTAGACTTTGTAATGCTTTTTACGCAGACGCAAGAGATGCTTGTCTTAGAAGTCATCCTTGGAATTTTGCAATAACAAGAGCAAGTCTTACACAGTTATCTTCAACTCCTGCGTATGGATTTGATTATCAATATGCATTACCAACTGACCCATATTGCTTACGAGTATTATCAATGGAATTTGAGGATTATATTTTTAAAGTAGAAAATTTAGCAACAGAGGGCAGGGTGCTATTAACAAACGAAGATACAGCAAAAATATTATACATAGCAAAAATTACAGATACAGCATTATTTGATTCTATGTTTGTTGATGCGTTGACAGCAAAACTAGCAGCAAATCTAGCTTACCCAGTAACTAATAGTGTTACACTACAAACACAAATGGTAAAAATATATGAGGGGAAAATGTCTGAGGCTCGTAGTATTGATGGACAAGAAGGCTTTATTAATGACCTTGTTGCAGATACATTTACAGACTTTAGAAAATAATGGCAGTAGTAAATCCTTTTCAAACAAACTTTACAGCTGGTGAATTATCACCTAAACTGGCAGGTCATGTTGACTTTGATAAATACAAAAATGGTGCAGAGACTATGGAGAACCTTGTTGTTCAAACACAGGGTGGAGCAACTAGAAGACCAGGCACAAGATTTGTTGCAGAGGTAAAAGATTCTAGTAAAGCAACAAGACTTATTCCATTTGAATTTAATATTACACAATCTTATTGTATAGAAGTTGGCGAAAACTATATGAGATTTTTTAAAGACAGAGGTCAAATAGTAGAAGCTACTAAATCAATATCTGCTATTACAAAAGCAAACCCAGCAGTTGTAACAGCAACTTCTCATGGTTACAGCAATGGCGACCATGTTTGGATTAATGATGTTGTTGGTATGACAGAAGTAAATGGTAGAAGATATACAGTAGCAAATGTATCAACTCATACTTTTGAACTATCAGGTGTAAACTCTACCAACTATACTACATATACATCAGGTGGAACAGCAGCAAAAGTTTTTGAAATAACAACTACATATACTGAATCACAAATATTTGATTTAAAATTTGCACAATCTGCAGACATTATGTTTATAGTTCACCCTGCTCATGAACCAGCAAAACTTTCAAGAACAGGGCATACATCATGGACACTTGCAGATGTAGTTTTTGAAAAAGGTCCATACTTAGATACTAATACAACAACTACAACCTTAAATCCTGGCTCATCTGGAGTTGGCACAGGAATTGCATTGGTTGCATCTGCAGATTTATTTGCATCAACTGATGTTGGTAGGCTTGTAAAACTTCATAATGGTCATGCAAAGATAACAGCATTTACAGATGCACAAAATGTAACAATAGAAATACTTACAGCATTAGATGCTTCAACAGCTACAACAAGTTGGCAATTAGGATATTGGTCTGCAACCACAGGATTTCCAGAAACAGTATCATTTTTTGAACAACGACTTATATTTGGTGGAACAACTGCATATCCACAAACTATATTTGCATCACAATCAGGTTTGTTTGAGAATTTTGATGAGGGTTCAGCTAATGCTGCTGACGCTTTTATTTATACAATAGCAGCTAATAGAGTAAACAAAATTAGATTTTTAGCACCTATAAGAGATTTAGTTATCGGAACAGCAGGTGGTGAGTTTAGAGTAGATAGACCAACTGGAGAACCTTTAACACCAACAAATGTAAATATAAAACAAGAAACTACATATGGCAGCCATACTACACAAGTTATGCAAGTAGGACCAACAATATTATTTGTTCAAAGACAAAAACAAAAGCTTAGAGAGTTTGGATATAGTTTTCAAAATGATGCTTACGTAGCACCAGACATGACTTTACTTGCTGACCATATTACAGAAGGTGGCATGGATGACGTAGAATATGCACAAGAGCCTGATTCTATATGGTGGGCAGCTAGAAATGATGGAACATTCTTAGGAATGACATATCAAAGAGAACAAGATATTGTGGGGTGGCACAGACATTTGATAGGTGGTAAAGGACAATCTTGTACTGTTACAGTTACAGATTATGACAATACATTGTCAGGAACAAAATTAACTTTTACAAAAGCAAATGGTACATCTGTAACATTTACATCTACAACAGGTACTGCAGGAACAAATGAATTTAAAACAGAAACTAATAACAATACAACAGCAAGTAATTTACAATCTGCCATAAATGGCCATGCAGATTTTACAGCTACAGTCTCTAGTGCTGTAGTAACTGTTACAGAAACTTCACCACAAAGCACAGGATTTCTAACAGTAAATAGTCAGGATTCTGTTCGTTTAGCAGTAACAAACGAAACACACGCAAAGGTAAAAAGTGTTACATCAATTACAGAAACAACTGAAAATGAAGTATGGATAGTGGTAGAAAGAATTATCAATGGTTCTACAGTAAAATATATTGAGTATTTAGATTCTACTTTGAATCAGGATTCTGGATTATCAGGAACAGTTACAGGTGCATCTACCAAAGTTACAAGTCTTGACCACTTAGAAGGTGAAACAGTACAAATACTTATAGATGATGCAGTATATCCACCACAAAAAGTAACTAACGGAGCAGTTACAGTTAGTCTTCCAAGTTCATTTGCAAGTAAAACAATAGAAGTTGGATTAGGATTTGTTTCAACTGTTAAAACTTTAAACGTAGAAGCAGGAGCAAGTACAGGTTCAGTAGCACAAGGTAGGAAAAAAAGGTATAATGAAGTTATTGTTAGGCTTCTAAACACAGTAGGTGTAACTATTAATGGAGACCAGATGCCATTTAGAAGTTCGGCAGACGAAATGGGTCAGCCAATACCAGCATTTACTGGAGATAAAAGAGTAACAAATTTAGGATGGGATAGAGAAGGAAAGATTACAGTTCAACAAACTCAACCTTTACCTTTCACAATCCTTGGTATAACAGGAACGATAAGCACAAGTGGATAAAATCAAAGAACAAAAAATTAAAGAAGCTAAAGAGCTACTAGAAAAATATGCACCCAAAGGAGAGTTCCTTGCGTACATAAATAAAAAAGAGGCTCAAATTTTAAAAGCTTATGGTGGTACAGGAAATCCTGTTAAAGAAACAAACATACCATCATTTATACCAGCTTGGGTCTTACCAGCAGTAATAGGTCTTAGTACAGCAGTTTCTTTTATTGGAAGTTTGTCTCAAGCTCGTAATCTTAGACAAGCACGAAAAAATGAAAAGATAGCTGCACAAGAATTAGCACTTGCAAGAAAAATACAAATTAAAGAAGAAGGTGCAGCAAAATTAAGCAGATTAAGAGCTTTGTCAGCTTTTAGCAATACACAAATTGGAGAAGGCTCAAATAGATTTAATTCAATAAAGTTTGTAAAAAGCGTAGAAAGTGCTATTCACGCTGCTGACCAAGGGTTTTTTAGAGAATTATCTAATGTAGATGACCGAGCAACATCACTCTTAGCACAAAATTATGACAAAAGAGGACAATCATTATTATCAGGAGCAGGAGGGATTATTGCATCAGGGTATGAAACTGGATTGTTTGGGTAAAAAAATTAATTATGGCTATTAAAATTGAAAAAAGACCAGGAGCAGTAAGAAGCAGAACAGCAAGGGATAGGTTTGTTAAACCAGATAATCCTGATATTATGGATTCTGATTCTTTAAAAGTTGCAGCTACTTTACCAACTGGTGAAGGTATATCAAGAGGATTGCAAAATTTTGCTGAAGGTCTAAATGTTATGGAAGAAATAACCACAGAAAATCAGTTGTTAGACATAGAGCAATCTGCTATAGAAAAAGCAGATGCAAAAGCTATAGAGTTAGCAACAATAACAGATGCTGTAGAATTTAACGACAAAGTAAAATTAGCATCACAGGATTTAAGAAACGAAATTGAAATAGAATTTGCAGATAAAATAAAAAAAAATGCTAGATTAAAAAATGGCATTGATAAAATACTTTATAGTGCTAACAGGTCTTTTTATAAAGATACTTTTATTAGAAGAGCTGATTATGCACTCGAAACTAATATAACAAAAAATAACATGAAATTAGACACTATTAGAAAAAAAATAGGTCAAATAAGTAGTACTGGAGATGCTTTTGATGAAGATTCACAAGAGCTAGTAGTACAGGGTATAAGGGCAATTAGTGCTATAAAACAAGCTGAACCTAAATTTGACGAACTTAAAGAAGTTGACAATTTATTCTTATCACTTTTTAAACAGAAAACACTAAATCAACTACAAGAAGATGGAGTAGAAATATATAATAATTATGGGGAAATAGATTTTACTGCATTGAGTTCTATAGTTAATGATAAAGAGTTTGAAACAAAAATTATAGGCAAAAACAAAAACCTTATACCTAACTCAGCTATAGAAACATTTAAAAAGTTTGTTAAAGAAGAAGAGAAAAAGCAAATTCCTAGAATAAACAAGAAAGACCAAGAATATAATGAAGATTTAACAATCAAAATAGAGGAGTTTTTAGACAAAGGTAATATTAGTGAAGCACAAGACTATTTAGATAACAACCCTGCAAGAGGCAATAACCAAATAAAAACAAATAAAGAATTAAATGATTTAATAACAAGAACTGCTAGAGGAGATTTGCCTTCTGCAGTATCAGCAAAAATAGAATCTTATCTTGAAACAAATCGTATATTTGTAGCTAACCCTATTTTTTCTTCAGACCAAGAATTTATTATAAATGACCCTGAAATTTTAGAATTACTTAATAAAAATCTTCCTGATAATGTCAAAGAATATACTGAAAAAACATCTTTAAGTATAAACAAACTTAGAGGAGATGGTATTTTAAATAAAAGTTCTTTTGATAATTTACGTCAAACTTTAAAGAGTGATGCGTCTGTTAAAGAAAAGAAAAAAGCTCAAAACGAAACATTTAAAACAAGTTTTGATTCTGTTATGGATTCAATTTTTAGTGGTCATGAAGGCCTACAAGGTACAAGTGCAAATCAATTTCTCCAAGATGCAAAAACAGCTTTTGAAAATACTAAACTAGCAGAATTTTCCGAATGGCGTAAAACTAACAAATATAAAGGACAAGAAGTTAGTTTTGATGATTTGTTAAATCCAGCAAGTGATTCATATATATTTAAAGATAGTAATACTTATACACAAAATCTATCAAAAGATTTAGTAGGTTTAAGTGCAGAAGAAATAGCAGCACAATATAAAAAACAACGAGATGGTTATGGCAGACCTATGCCAAAAAAACCCGTATATCCAGAGGGGGGCGATTATCTTTCTGACTATGCAAGAACACTAATTGATGCAAAAAATGACAGTATTATATTTGAACCTAGTTTTAATGAAATAGATAGACAATGGCATTGGGGTTCTGTAGCACCCCATGTATTATTTGGAGACCCAACTACAAATGAAGATGATAAAATTATTCCAGGTGTTTTTAGAATTATGAAGAAAAAAAGCCACCCTACGCATATGCAAGGAGTAGAAGAAGAAATTGGTAGAGGTGCTTTTGTATTTGAATCTGGAGATAATCAATTTTCTGTATATAGAGGTCTTATAGATAATAGTTATTATAATAAATTAAAAGATAAAGAAATCTTTAAAGAATACGAAAAAGAACTTTTACAAAAATTACCTGGACTTCTTAACAATATAACTGCAAGTGAAAGCGAAGCTGATTTAGAATTTTTAATTTTTAATTATAAAGAAGAAGAATACATAAACAAAGTTTCTCGAAGACTAAGGAATATATTAACTGATATGAAAAAAAGGTTGACTAATGAGTGATAGTTTTTTAGATGCAATAAATACCTTAGAAGATTCAGATGTTTTACCAGAAGATATTTCTGCAGGAAAACAAGCAGGTTTAGCTCCAACAGTAAAAGAAGAAAAATTTACTGAATCAAAAAAACTTTTACCTGATGTTATAAAAGATGAACCTCAAAAAGAAGTTAAAATTGATTCGCCAAGAGACTTAGAAAAAAAATTAGAAACTGAAAAAGAAGTTACACCAGATGCTGGTATTGAACTTACAAAACCTAAAAAACCTAAAGACTTAGAAAGCTCATATAAAGATTATAAAAATTTAGAAGTTACGAAAAAAACTCGTTCATATTTAGATGATGTTGCTACATGGGCTGTTGGAAAAGAATTGTATAGTGGAGAAGAGTTTATAAAAAGAGTGTATGGAGATAGCGTATATAGTCTTGCAGCAAATTATTTAAAAGAAGCAGGTAATGAAGGACTTTTTAAATATGCAGCTGGTGATTATAAATTTGCACAACAAGACTTTCCTGATGATAGTGCATTAGAAAAAGCATTAGTAATGTTAGGACAAGTAGGAATAGAATTGCCTCTTTATGGTATAGGTGGTTTGTTGTTTGGAACATTAGGTACTACTATAGGTGCAGCATTTGGACCTGTTGGTGCTGCTGTAGGTGGTACTGGAGCTAGTTTGTATGGTGCAGGTTTTTTGCCAGAAGGTTTAAGAGAAAGTTTTTTAGTAGCTTT